CATTAGTAGAAGGTACTACTACACTATCATCATTTGGTACCATAACAGCTGAAACAAAAGCTAACATGTATACTACTGTTGAGGGTAATTCATACGTAAAAACCTTTGGTACTACTGATATTCAAACTCAAGATACAGTAAATGTAAAAACATCTGGTACTCTTGATATACATGCCGCTGGCGATATTAAAATGTCTTCTCAAGGCAGTATCGATATAGTTGCAGGTACTACATTTAAAATATCATCAGTCGGTGCAATGAATCTAAAAGGTGCAACTGTTGATCTAAATAAAACTGGAGTCACGGCTACGGCAAGAGGATTTGTTGAGTATCACAACGAGAATGAAACACCGTTGTTCAAGCCAGACATTTCTGAAAACAATGACGCTGATGTGCAACTTGTGACACCATTACATTCGGTAGTTGAGCCAGACGGTTCGACTTCATATTCAAGACAGACTGCAGGTGGAGTTACAATACCACGTAAAGATCAATCATCTTCAGCAGTAACATCTACGGTCACGCCTCCTGCCAATATTAATTCGGCAACAGATAACGTCGCGGTTACTACAACATCAGGTAGTGTGACATATCAAAATGCTGCGGCTACACGTAGACTGACATTAATATCAGCATTAGAACAAATACTAGTATCTGCTGCTAATGCCACAGGATTAGACGTTGTAATTTTCTCAGGTGGACAAAACTCAACAACAGGAACCGTTGGCTCACACCGACACGATGATGGTTATGCCGCTGACATTTGGTTATATAAAGATGGCAATCGGATATCAATGGTTAATAATGTTGCTGATGCATCAGCCTTTGCAACAGCGGCTAAGGCTGCTGGTGCGATATCAATTGGTGCTGGTTCAGGTTATATGGGAGGTGTAGGAATGCACGTTGACATCTCTCCAGGTAATACCGTTGTACTAGCATCAGCTAAATATTGGGGTTCAGGTGGTAGATCCGCTAATGCTCCATCATGGTTAAGAGGGATTATGGCATAGATGCTTTTAAAGGTCACACAAAATGCTAAAGAATACCTTAAGAATGTAGGTAAACCAAACGTGTCTCTCGCCGTTAAGGGCGGGGGATGTTCTGGATTTCAATATGAATGGGGAGTAACTGATAAAGAAGCAACCGTAGAAAATCTGTGGCTAGATCCTATGGCTGAGATGTTTGTGTTTGGTTGCACTGTTGATTATGTAGAAGAACTAGGAGGTTCATACCTCAAAGTATTAAACCCTAATGCAGTTGCTCAATGTGGCTGTGGGGAAAGTTTCGGAGTATAATATGCCTAAAGTGTGTAGAACAACAGATTCAGTGTCAGTCCATGAATGCGGTACTGTTCCTACTGCTAATTCGGCATCAGGCGACGTTTTCGTTGAAGGACTTGCTGCACATAGAGCTACTGATACTAATACTGCACATCCTTCAGTCCCAGAACCTTATTGTACTGCACATGTAACTACTTTATCTTCAGGTTCTCCTGATGTTTTTGTTAACGGTAAAGCACTGGCCAGGGTCGGAGATCCTTATGGCTGTGGTATCACATTAACTTCAGGGGCTAGCACAGTCTCCGCTAATTAAGGTTATAAATAACAGTATGACAACATATTCTACGACAACATCTAATTCAAATATTAGAGCTCGGACTAAACCGTATTCGGATTTCGATTTTGCGTTTATCAAGCATCCGACTACAAAGGATGTTCCTATTAAACGTGACGTTGAAGCCATTAAGCAGTCTGTCCGTAATATATTGCTAACAAGACGAGGCGAGAAATTCTTCGATCCAAACTTCGGTGGCTCATTGTCAGAATATCTATTTGAAAACTTTGACCCCGTGGTCGAAGCAGAAATAGAAGGAAGAGTTATTAACACACTACGTAACTACGAGCGTAGAGTAAAAGTTTTAAGTGTAGACGTTGAGGACTTGTCCCACCGTAATGCATTAAATATCAAAATAGAAATACAAATCCTGTCGCCGGAAAACTTGACGGCCAATGTGGAATTTATTGTTGAGAGGCTAAGATAAATGTCAGATACTAACCGCCTTAAAGTTTCGGAAATGGATTTCGATACCATCAAGACGAATTTAAAATCATTCATGAAAGAACAAACAACGTTCGAAGATTATAACTTCGAAGGTTCTGCGTTGAGTTCTATGCTAGATGTTATGGCATATGTAACACACTATAATGCAATCAATGCTAACTTTGCAATTAATGAAACGTTCCTAGACTCTTCTCGGTTACGTCCTTCAGTTGTATCACATGCTAAGATGCTTGGTTATACACCTCGCTCATCTTATCCGGCTGCAGCTACTATCGACGTATTAGTTAATAATCCAACTGGCGTGTTATCAGATGACGACACATATCTACCATTAACTATGACAAAGGGTACAGTATTCACCTCTACAATTGACGGTGTATCATATAAGTTTGTTAATGATAAAACCTTGACAACTACACGTACTTCGGCAGGTGTGTATAAGTTTAGCAATGTAAAACTTCTTCAAGGATCTTATAAAACTGTTGAGTACATATATGATAGAGACTCTGCAGAAGCTTATATTATCCCATTCGCGAACGCTGTTACATCTGAGTTAACTGTTAAAGTTAAAGCCTCCGATGCAGTCTCTGCGACTGATACTTATACTCCAGTGGAAACTATCACAAAGGTGCTATCAACATCGTTAGTATACTTTTTAGAAGAGAGCCGTACCGGTAATTATGAAGTTAAGTTTGGTGATGGTGTACTTGGTAAAAAATTAGACAACGGTAACATCATTCAATTAGAGACTCTGGTTACAGATAATGAAGCTGCTAACGGTTCAGCTGTATTTAAAATGGGTGGAACAATTAATGGTAACACCGATGTTACTCTTACTGTTGTAGCAAAAGCTGCTGGTGGATCTGTTAAAGAAGACATTGAGTCAATCAAGTTTAACGCTCCGCTTTCTTTTGTTTCTCAAAACCGAGCAGTTACACCAGACGATTATAAAACAATTATTCAAAAGAACTATGCTAACATCGATGCTATTACAGTATGGGGTGGTGAAGATAATGATCCACCAGATTATGGCAAAGTATACATCTCTATTAAGCCTAAGGATGCAGAGACACTAACTACTGCTGATAAGACTCTGATTATTTCTCAGTACTTGAAGCCTAAGAACGTTGTGTCTATTACACCGACTATTGTAGATCCTACATACACATACATTAAGCTTGATATTTTCTTTAAATACAATCCTAACATTACTGCGCTATCTGCAGACTCTCTTTCAGAACTAGCACGAGAGGTTCTTCGCACATATAACACAGATCAGTTAAAACGATTTGATGGTATATTCCGTTATTCTAATGTTAATACTAAAGTTGATGCTACTAACACAGCTATATTAAACTCTGTAATTCGTGTTAAGATGTGTAAGCGTATTGTACCTACTACACTTGAAGCTAAATATGACATTCAATATTCTGCACCGATATACAATACTAAATCAACTGATCAGATTATATCATCTACTGAGTTCGTGCATAAAGGCAACACTGGTTGTACTCTACGCGACCGTGTCGACGATGATGGCGTACGTCGTGTACAGATCGTAAAGGGTACTGGAACAACAGAAGTTCTTATTGAGAATAATGCTGGAACAATTACACCTACATCAGGTAAGATTTCTTTCACTGCTCAGTTTGATTCATTTACAGGAACATACGTTGAAATTACGGCTGTTCCAGATTCAAATGATATAGCTCCTAAGCGTAATGAGCTATTAACCATTTTGGTTGACGACTGTAATATTACAGGAGAAGTTGATACTATGATAACAGGTGGTACTTCTGCTGGCGTCGAGTATACCACAACGGCGAGTTATTCATAATGAATAACGAACATATCGTTAACAACGATTCACAACAGGTAGATATATCTTCATTGATTCCGGATTTACTTCCGGAGCATATCAATCAGACGTATCCCGATTTTACTGAATTTTTAGAACTGTTTAATAAGTATCTAGTATCAGAAAACAGGGCAGCTCATTATGTTAACCGCGTGGATCATCAGCGAGATATTGATCTTGCTGAACAAAAGTTTCTAACTAACCTTCAGCAAGAAATTGGTATTTCTGTACCACGTGCATTTGCTGCAGATCCGCGTTTATTCTATACAAGACTAGTAGACTTCTATCGTGCACGTGGTACGCCCGAGTCTATTACATCATTCTTTAACGTATTATACAATGATGAAGTTGAGATATACTTTCCTAAAGACGATATATTTATTCCATCTGATAACCCTTGGACTGATTTTACAGAAGACCTTAAAGCCAATGTGGGTAACTATACACCTAGCTTGACATATACAGTATCAGGTGTCACTAGTGTTATACAAGGCACTGATGATGCAGGACAGCAGTTGCGGTATGATACACCTATTATATTTGTTAATGGAGTATTAAGTAACGCATGGAAGTCAAGCACATACTATAGAAATATGACTGCCGTTGAAGATACAGATACAGAAGATGTAGTAACACAAACTGTTGGTTATAGGTTAACATTTTCTCCTGCATTAGCAAACGGCGATGTTGTTAGGATATACCGGTCAGGATCAGCTGCTACATCAAGGTCATTTGCTTCA